AGTGCACTTAATTCCTCAAGCCCAATACCTCTGTTGACGTGAGTCATAAGAAAGTATTTTCCGTTAAATAATTCTGTAAATTTTCCAAAGGGATATTTCCCAAATAGATTATTACTGAACTCAAAAGACTCCAAGATTTTTGAATACATATATTCACAATCTTGTAGTAATAGAAGAAATCTAAGCGTATTTAAACGATTAGTTTCAGCAAAATGTGTCCTTAATATCGTTAAATCATTTTCCTTTTCGGGGAAATCAGATAATGAATTTTCAAGGTCTACAAGTAAACGATAAAAGATCTTATCATCATTAATGATATTATCTACTATTAAAGCTTTATAAAATGAAGACCATATGTGATCTGCATAATAAGGCTTTCCGTTTGGTTTAACTCTCAATCTGAGAAAACCTATTAACATACCGATATCGAAAGATTCAGTACGTTCTTCTAGGTGTGCAATTAGATCTGGTAAGAAGAATATGTTCTTTCCTACCTGTCTGCACAGATTTAGAGATATCCGGCTGACGTCTTTTCCGTAATTAATATTACGAGAGACGTACTCACCAACAAGATTTTCATTTGTTGCGAATTTAGATTTAGTTTCATTAATCGGCATTCCGACTAATTCAATTAAATCATTACGAATTGTACCATCTGGGTCCTGATTCCATGAATCATCACCTATTTGGTTAAAAAGATCTAAAAAATCTCTCGATTTTGATCTTTCTTCGTAAATTTCCGGATAATTCTTTTTGGTTAGGTATTCCATAACCAAAAGATACGTTAAACTTGCTATTTGAAAAGAGCCTTTAGTTCCCATTCCCTGGCCTGTTAGATATTTAACTTTTTGGTTAGTATCTTTAACATTCCAGTTACAATGAACAACTAATCCAGACCATGCGTTACAAAATTTTGTACCGAATAACTTGGAAACCACTTTTTTTTGGATTTTACTTGAAAAAGTATCAGTCCAACTGGTCGCATCTAATGATGACGTACCAGTTTTAATAGCATTTTGTAGCTTAACAAAACCACCTTTATGATCAAATATATTTGAATTTAAAGGATATACTACTTTGATGACATTTAAAATGTTGTCCTCAAATGGGCTTAAAGCACATTGAGTCCAGTAGTCAGGTATTGCCACAACTCTTGATTTATTTCCGGAGTCTGGAACAGAAGTTATTTTACGCAAAGTTTTTGACTTTGTTTCATTCACTGTAGGACTACAAGACCAATGGTCTTTTAGAATTACATCGTCTTCTTTATAAGGTCTATTAAAATGGATTTCTCCATTTTTAACACTTTTACCTACTGATTTAATTTTTTTTGAATACATATCTGCATTCAATTCTATAAAATCTGCAAAATTGTCATTTCCAGTTAATCTATTGATTTCCTTTAAATGAGGATATAATTCTTTCGAACCTATATCTCTTGCAAGTAAGTAAGCTTCATAAGGTGCACTTTCTGCTTTAGGAACTTTGTTAGGTCCTGAAGCTTTAGTAGAAAGTGGAGGTTTAATTTCATATTCATATGGAATTTTTCCAAAATTTGTTTCTAAATAAGAAGTATACTTCCCATCTTCGATTTTAAATTCACCTTTAACAACACATTTTCCGAAGAGTTCATCAAGAAATTGATCGAATTCTTTTAAAAATTTTGGGTCAACTTTTGCTTTATATTCTATAGAATCTAAAGTTAATTCGTTGAAATCTTCGATCACTCTATTCATTGCAAATAGAGATCGAATAATCTGATCAGCTTCTTTCATGTAAGGACCTTTGTCTCTTACTTGAAAATATAGTTGACGAGTTATGTTTATGGCCCTTGGCCATCCATCAACTCGACCTGTAGCAACCCTTTCAGGATGCTCTGGTTTAAGATTACCCTCTAATAATTGGATGCAATACATTTGTATTGATTTCCATTTCTTGGTACCGAATGCGATACCATGTTCTGTTATTAGATTGTTGTGTAGTGTCTGGAACTGTTTAATAGCAGAACCAATATTAACCTTAGGAATTAATTCTCTTTTTCCTACTTTATTAAGTAAGGTATTTAGAACTAATTCGAAGACTTCGAATGAACCCAAAAGTTTACCTTTCTCAAGGTCTTTTGGTCTTAAGATGTTACCCCTTCGGGATATCATCTTAACTTCTTCTTTTGAAACGGAGATTTTATTAAGTCTTCCTTTTTGGGAATACTTTTCAAAATCCGCTCTTGTTCTCTCTACTTTTTTATCGCTAGCATAGCTAGTGGTAATTTCGGACGAGAGAGATACGCATTTTTCAAATTCGGTTTGAGTGATCTTACCTAATTTGAAATCAATAATAAGATCTTTTAAGGTCTTATTTAAATGAAACTTTTTCATAAGAAAATAATTTTTTTTATAGATTAAGTCTTCAGCGTGTCCAAAGCTTCAATAAGAAACTTGGATAGTGCAGATCCATCACTTCCCGGATAAAGCCCTTTTGGGCAAGGAAGTGTTTCGTCCTGTACTTACCATGGTATTTAACCATACCTAGTCATTCTGCGAAGAATGAGTTCAGTTTTCACCGCTCCGGTACAAAATATT